GCCCAAGTTTCGTTATCTTTAGCAATAGACTCGTATTTAAAACGGCCTGACGCGCTAATATCTGAAGACAATGTTACCACACTGTCGCCCAAGTGTATTCGCTCACTATCTGCCACAATGCCTGAATCAGTTTCGATCTCAATAGATCCTGCGGCAGTGATAAACGCATCAGCGATCACCGATGCCTGCATATCAACAGACATTTGAGTAAGATGTATTCGCTCACAGACTGATGATGCAGAGGCTGACGCACCTAGATCTACTAACCCGTCTTTAACAACAAGGCCAGATGAGCTAGTGCTAGACATGAATGATTCTGACACATCACCTAAGTATATAATCTCACCAGATGCAGATGAACCAGAATTCATAAACATCTCAGATGCACCGCCGGCAGTCACAATAACACCAACCGGTACACCTACACTGTAAGCATCGATCGAATCAGCACCGCTGATCTGAACTCTCTCTGCGCCACTCACAATAGACGACACCGTAGTGATCGAACCTAGTGAGAATTGAACGCGAACACCATCAGTAGTTACTGCGTTTTGTGCTTCAACCAATGCAGATGCATTACATATGTAGTTAGCCGATGCAGTAGATGATGAGCTTGGTAGCGGGTTCTGTGTGCCTGACTGATGGATTCTCAAGCCAGATGACGATACAGAACCGTTAGCTATTACGCCTGAAGAAGCGAGATGAATGCGCTCGCTATCGGCAGACACAGATGAAGATACAGAGGCAGTAGCCGCCGCATCAACGTACTTGGTTTCAGAGTAATATCCGTCACCAAAATTGTATAAGCCGTAAGCGAACGCCATATCTCTGCTCTATTAATCCAGAGTGATATCGATGTCGCCAGCAGGAATGCGGAACACGTCACCTGATGCGATAGCCTTAGATGCAGTAAGTGCCGCGTATGCAAGCAGGTTGCCGCCAGTTGCCGCATCGTAGATGCCGATGTGAGTAATAGTACCCCAAGATGCAGTAGCAGTTGAGTATTCGATAGCCGCTGTAGTAGTAGCAGTGTTACCAGATACAGTGAAAGAGCCAGCTAGACGACCGTAACCAGTGCCAGAAGTAGAAACCTCTGTACCAGAACCATCTTCAGATGGGCTAGATGTGAATAGGCCAACGTATACAGCCGATGGTGAAGTGTAAGCATTGCCTGCGAACACATGATCTAGAAGTTCAGTTTCTAGGTAGTTTGAAAAGCTCATTAGTAGCTCCGAATATTTAGTTTTAATCCAGTGCCGCTAACAGTAGCTTTATTACCACTTGTATTCAGTGCGGCTAGTTTACTTTGGTACATCCCTGCATAAGCAGTGATTCGTTCATCGTCCCGTAAGTATATCGCAGTTTCTAATAAAACGGCATACAAGTACAGGTCTGGTGCCTCAGTTAGCAACCAGTTCGATGTATTAGAGTCCGACAACGCCTCGATCTTCTGTGTGTACAACAGTTCAATGTCATATGTTGCGTCTGGTGTCGGATACATTTCGATCTCGCCAGCGATGTGAGCATAGTACAGGGGCTTACCTGATACATCGTCACCTTGGAAGCGTATGTCCTGCATACGATCGCGGCTGACTAGGTTCATAGCATACGGAACAGTGTCTTTTACTGTAAGGCGTATAGTCTCAACCCAGTCTGTCGGTAAGGTTAGATACTGATCATCGATCTCTGCCTGTGAGCGCTGTTCCATCTTCCAGTGACGTACATCACGGTTCAGGTTGGCCTCCGCCATATCAATGAACGTATCAATAGTGCTAGTCAGATCATCACGGTTAAGAAAATCCGCAACGGCTGACTTTAGCTCTGCATAAGTAGTAATCGCCATTATCGGCTACCTTTCTTGGTTTTCTTCATTTTACCAGATGTACGCTTCTTTTTACTACAGGCCATCGAGTAATCCTCGTTTACGCTCTTCTTCTTCGTAGTCAGCAAGTAACCCGCCAAGGATGCCTAGACCGGAAGATCCACCTAAAAGACTTGAGCCGTTATACTCTGGATCGAATGCCGCAGATAACAAAGACTTAATGTCGCTTGGGCTCTGGTTTACCTGCTCAATAATGTTGCCTTGCGAATCAAGAACGCGAGCGCCAATCTTACCCTGATCTTTTATAAATCCGGTCATCTTGTCTGCAAATGATGGATCTTTCTGCACCGCTCGACCGTATGTAGCCTTACCAACAAGATCAAAGTCGTAGTAATCATCATCACCACCTCTTGTTACAAGAGGAATTACATTCGAGTCTGATAGAGTGCCACTTTTGTCCACATAACTAGGAATTGCAGACTGAGAATACTTGTTAGCAATATATGGAGATTCAGTTGTATATACGCCCTTGCCAATAAAACCAGCATCACGAGACTGTAGCTTGCTCGGTTCAAAGCCAAATATATCATCAGCAGTGCCGTGATACATTGGTCGATCTATATCGTACCCCTGATCCATCGCTCTCTGCATACGACTGGCGTAGTCCATCGGGAGAGTGCCATCAGCTACACGGACAGCAGTTTCAGCAGGATAGCCTATATCAACTAACTTACGGGCGACCTCTTCTACTGTGCTACCAAGGTGTTTAAACATACTTGCTACAGGCATTACTTCATACCTCTCAATAAGTCCCATAGAGTCATAGCACCCTTAGATGCACCAGCCGCTACAGGCACTGTTTCTGCCGCTGTGAAGATGTAATCGCCAAGCGTGTTATCAGCACCCATTGCTGTGTTGTATAGCGCATCTACTGTGCTTGCTAATGGGTTAACCATTTCAGCGTTTTGATAGTTCTTGTTACCCTTAAGCTGACCAAGTGTATCTGCAAGCCAAGGTAGCCTTGCTGGCTTCCATTGTGGATCGCTAGTAGGCATAAAGCCATCTTCAGACGCTCTGAGATCCGCTATGGCGCGTTCTTCTGGCGTCATGTCCCATTGGTCTTCTGATGCTCTAAGATCGCTTACGGGATCTGCAAACGTCTCTCCTGCCGCTAATGCCGCTGGAACTGATCCGTAACGTGCAATAAGATCTTTGTTTTTTGTGATAGCTTGAGTGTTACGCTTAACCCATTCCGATGTTGGTAGTTGTGACAACTCACCATTCATCATGAATGCACCAATGGCATCTGATCGACTCTTACCGCGATTTAAGTAGTCAGTGACCACATCCATTAGACCGGTTTCTGCCGATACTGGTACCTCAAATCCACCGTAGTATTCACCCTTACCACTATGAGAGTAATCTGGATGCAACCAGTCAGGGATAGGATCTACGCTTGCGCCACGAACTGGACTGTAAAAACTATAACCCGCTGATCCGCGTGGCATCTCTGGTATATTAAACGCCTCTAGGAATGCGCGCTGTGCTGGGAACCCTTCCGCCTGCCAAGGAGCTGAAAATGCGAGACTAGTAACAGACTGACGCTTACCGCCATCTGTGGTCCTGATCTGCTCTAGAGCCTCTGGACTATTAATACCCTTCCATTCTGGGAATGGCTTGCGATCCCATATCGGCTCACCTGTTTTAGTTACAGCAGGATTGCCCTTTTCCATTTTACGCTTGCCAGCTCTGATATCATCGTCAAAGCGTTTTGCCACCTTCTGTGGTAGCTTAACGTGCTGTTGCATAACTTGAACCAGAGAGTCTGCTATCGGGTGTGCAAAATCTGTAGCGGATGGATTTAGAACAGTATTGATCGCTAGAGGTGTGTAACCCTGATCATTGTACTTATCCCATACAAAGTCGAATTGGTTTTGCTGTGCCCTCATAGCACCTTCATTACTAGCCCAGCCAAGGCGATCCAAAATACCTTCATCAGCGAGCTTCTGTTGTATAGCTGGATCTGTAACCTTACGACTAAAATCCTGTCCGCCGTATGATGTAACCGGTTCAGCTAGATCAAAACCGCCAACCTTTGTGACAATCCTATCTGTAGCAGACTGATCACTAATGTTTGGCACTAGGACGCGTTTCTCGTCAGCAATTTGCTCTGGCGTAATGATGTTTCGATCTGGTAGGTCTAGCTCATTGTAATCGGCCATGACATCACTAAACGTCCTAGCCTTCTCTCGGCGCATCGCCGCAGGAGATCCCTCTGCTTGCTTGAACAGCCTATTAATGGATGCCTTGATGTTTTTCTTGTTAGGCTCCAATGCTGGGTTCAAGAATCCAGCACTAATCAATGATTCTGGCGACATTCCTTCCATGTGGTTGCGGAATGCGCGAACTTGTGCCGCAGTCAACTCACCTTTCTTTAGGCGCTTTGCTAACTGATCGACAACCTCTTTGGCCGCAATAGAAAATGCCATTACTTCATACCCTGCAATTGTTTAAGTAATTCATCTGCACTCATGCTGTCGGAGCTAGGTTGATCATCTTCACTAAATAGAATCTGACCTAGTGCGCCAGCACCGGCAGTTGGGATAACTCCTGATTTCAATCGCTTGATCTTAGCGCCAGTAGCGGCAATCTTTTCAGGCGTAATCTCGAACTCTTTGTCAGGTATACCTTCAGCTATACGTTTAAGGTAGTCGACAAGAGCTTCGTTCTCGCCACCAAAGCCGTACTGGTATGTACCTCGGCCAGTCATAACGCCACCATCAGGCAAAAGCTCATTAGTCTTGCCTGACATTACATCTGGGTAACTGCGAGCACCGACCACTCCGTAACCATCCTTCTTAATTGCGTTTAGGATACCTTCAGCGGCTTCCTGTCTAATCTCTGGAGGTAGTACGTTTAGTACGTTTAGGTTTACTACGCCTTCAAACTCTTGAGGTGGTGGGGTTAGTCCAGTAAAGTCCGGCTCCCAGTTCTTTGGGAATGGCTCATAAGACTTGCCTCTTAGGATAGGAGTACCATGACCGCGACCTGCACCGTAATCTAGTACATCATCACCAACACCTAAGGCATCAAGAATGCCTCGTGCTTTCTGATAGGAGCCACCAGTTGTAGCAACCTGTGTCTTTTGTGCATTAGATAGATCGTAGACTAGATCACCTATAGCCTCTACTGCCTTTTTGGTCGCCTTTGCCTTGCCCATTAAGCTACACCTTTCAAATTACGTTTAATTGCGCCACCCTTCCAAGAGTTACGCTCTCTGTATCCAACTGCCAAGTAACGGAATGAGTCCGCTGGATGGCTCGACCAATCGTGTTCAGGTCTGCCTTTCCATGTCATGCGCTGGTCATCGTATTCTCGATGGTATGCTCTGAGGGCTTCTACTAGATGGTCGCACTTCTCGGCATCGAACCAGCATAACGGTAACATGGACCGTACAGCTTGAATGCCATCGTCTACTTGAAGTTGAGGTGCGATGGTGATCGGATTAATTCCTAGAGATTGTAACGTCTCGTAGCGTGATTTACCACTACCTAGCTCCTTGACCCTAACGTCATGCGGTAGGATGTGCTGATCGTATCGATAGCCTCTATCCTGTAGCACACGAGCATAGTGATCCAGACCTACACCTGAGTTCTCGTAGAAGTCTATGATGCGTACCTCTGAGCCGTGGAACTGTGCGAACGTAATCGCTGTGCTGTCACCTATACCCAAGTCCCATGCAGTCACTACTGGTAGTGCTCTATCGTATGGAACGATGGTAATACGTCCCTCGTCACGAGCATCACGCAGTTCCAAGTTATAATATGCACCGTCATGGTGAGTTAAGAAATTTCCGAGCCAAATCCATTCATATGAATCAGGGCGTTTCTTCTTATCTTCTAGGCGCTCTTGGTTAAGAACCTCTGGGAACCAGTCGTTGTCGCTGTAGTTGATCTCTACGATCTTACAGTCATCTGGTGTCTCTTCACGGAATCGCTTGTGCGTAGGTGATAGCTTTGACTCAGGGTTCCAGCTTACCCAGATCTCTGAATCCTCTTCACGGACAGTAGGTATTAGCTTGGCCCATGCCATCTCGCTGACTGTCTCTGCCTCGTCAATCCAACAGATGTGGATAAAACCACGACCCTTGAGTGAGTCTAGGTTGCGGCGTAGACCGGCAAAGGCATACGAGATGCGACCATCCTTGGTTCGTATGTAGTTCTGACCTATATCATAGAATGACTCTAGGTATTTGTCAGACATGATCGCCTGCTTGATCTCCTCAAACGAAGAGTCAGCCAGACTGTTCATGAACTCACGAGCACACAGGATGATGCCAGACTTGCCCGCCTTGGCTAACTCCATGCCTCGTACAGCAGTCATTATGGCAAACGATCTAGTCTTACCTGATCCACGACCACCATAGGCACAACGGTAGCGAGCCTTACCATTAAAGATATTGTACATCTTGGCCGGTAGCTGAACCCTGAGCTTACCCTTACTCATCACCATAGTCTCTCTGCGATGGCTCGATACCTACAAGCTCAATGCCTATAGGTGACATACTGCCGTCAGATGATGACATATCCTGCTCTATGCGATCAGAGTATCCGTGCTTGGTCATGAGTAGCTTAGTGATAGGTGATACGAACTCACCAGTAAGGCCGCTATCGATCAGCAAAGCCTCTTGTTCCGCCTGTATGTCCTCTAATATGTCCTGAAACTC